ACATTTCGCGGATATTATTGCGCTCTGTCTCGGACATTTCTTTGAGTCCGGCTAATTCGGCCTTCTCATCGCGCTCTTGCTCCTTAACTGCTAGCTTCGCTCTCTCAATTTCAGCAGTCTGCTGCATTTTGAGCTGTGCAATCTCGTTAGCTGCCTGCATTTTGGCGTTGTCCAGTTGAATCCTGGCTCCATCACGCTCTGTACGCTGAGCGAGCTCACTCTGCTTGATCTGAGCACTAAGTTCTGCAATCTTTATTGCATCGCCAGGCTGTTGAGGCTGATTCTCAGGCTTGAATTGTGAGGCCACTTCGTTGATTTGAGCCAGTTCCTGAGCAAATCCACCTAGCTGCTCTTCAATAAACTGCTGAACCTTCAAGATCACGTCTACTTGCTGCTCTGCCTCTTCAGGAATTAACTCCTGAGTCTGAGCTTGCTCAATAGCATTGTGAGACTCCACTAGATAGTAGTTCAAGAGATGGTCGCGCATGTGCAGAGCCATTGGATAAAAGAATGTGCTCATAATGCCAGGGCTTGAGCCAAACATTGGCGACTTTAAGAACGGCAAGTGAACCTGGAGATGAGCCAAGTGATCTTGCTGAGGCAGCACGTAAATTCCTTGGCTCATTGCTGCCGCTACGTTTTCACTTACTGGATCTCGATCTTCTGAACCAGGCTGCTGCTGCATTACTTCAGAGGCTGGAACCTTTAGCGTTCGCAAAAACATCTCTTCGACCGCTTTCTGATCATACATTTGCGGCATTTGTTCAGCGCGCTGCATAATCGCCTGGATCTGCGCGAAACGCTGAGCTTCGCTGAATATCGCAGGATTGCTGATCGGAACCACGTCTGAAGGTCCATCGAAGTCTTCTGCAGATATCTCTAGACCGGCGTCTAGCGCATCGAGCTCTTCTTGCGTGTAGTACATGCCGTTGATGCGGTGAAGGATATTAAAGCTGCGAGCCATTGATGCGTGCAAACGAGAATGGATTGAGCTGAACACAACCATTCCTTGCTCGATGATAGCCATGGTAGTGCCAACTGGTGCGTTCGGATTCTGGTCGTTAAACTTCTCAAACGATGTCTGAACAACGCCTTTGCCTGCATCAACCAGGAAGCCTAGCAGTTGAAACAAAGTAGGGCTGGGGCCGGCAAATGGCAGCGGCATAGCGAGCTTGCGAACGTCATCGATCAGCGCCCCGCCTTCCATCTCAACAATCTCAGTAGGCTGAACATTTAGAGTCTGACCGTTTGGTCCGCCTTTCAGCTTCAATAGAGTTGGCACGTTCTGGATATACGCCGAGTCTAATAGAGCTCGTAACGCGCCAGTAGCCGCGCCACTTAATCCGCCGATCATGTGAGTCAGGCCAATTGGATAAGCGCCACGCCATGGAACGAATGGGAATTCTACAATCCAGTGCAGCTCATTCTTCCTGGCGTCTTCTTCTTCCCAGTTACGGTAGAGGCACAAGGCTTTATCTGATGACTTGTCCACGCTCAGGATGTAAGGCGCCAAGCCCTCGCCGTCTTCAAAGTCCATAAACGTGTAGATTTCAAAGATTGTTCGCAGGCCGTCTTCATTGTAGCTAGTGTTCTGCTTGCCCTCGATCTTCTCGTTGGCACGCTCAGCTGCGCTAAACTCAGGATCATTTGGAGTGGGCAGATCTATATCCGCATACATTCCAGCTTCGACACGCTTCTCGTATTCCATTTGCGTGACGTACTGAACGTGAGTCTTACGCTCTGCGGTGTAGAAGTTTGTTGCTGAGAAGGGCAGGTAGATATCATCGATAGGAACGAACTCAGAGGTGGGCCGCATGAATCTAGCGTTCCACATAAACTTCATGTACTGACCGCCGCCTAAAGGCAGCTGCGTGCTTAACTGTTCAAGCTCTGAGCGAAATTCGACCATCTGCTCAGTAGTCTGCCAGTTCATAAACTCAGTCTTACGCTGAGCCTTGCCGACCTTGGCCTTGTCGGCCTCGCCTATGATCTTGGATTTTACTGGGCCAGTAGGCGGGAATATTTCCTTAATGAATCGAGCGGAGAAATCAACGCAAGCCTCGACTAGCATGGGGTGAACAACCTTGTTAGCTCCCTGGAATTGAGCTCCACCTGGCGCGTCATCGCCTAGCCCAGTACGGCGCAAGCCTTCTTCGTACTGCAGATCTCGCTTCTGGCGAGCTTCCTTATCGCGTTCTATTTTCTCCATCAGGTCGTTGATGGCTGTCTTTAAAAGGCTAGGGTCAACCTCGTCTACAATATTGGCAAAGTGCTCAGATGCTTCTCGTACAGTGACCTTCTCCATCATGACAACAGCGCCGCCGTCTTCGGTATCTTCAAATTCCAGTTCTTCTTCTGGAATCTCAACCATCGTCATTTCTTCTATCTCAACTTCAATTTCGTTTTCTTCAGCCACGTTAAGCCTCCTGTAGTATTCGGTTGGCGATTTCATTAATCCTGCTAGGGTTATAAATCGCTGGTCCGCCTTCGGCAAAATTCTCAGCCATTATACTCTTTGCAATTTTATTTATCTTATCTGCGTCATATTTAGCGTTAACTGCGCCGCCTTTGGCGAATTCTTCGTAGTTCTGATCCTTCTTGATCTGCTCATCAAGTCGGTCAGAAATATAATTAAGCATCTCTCCGGTGCTCATAATTCTAGGAGCTCCCTCTGGAGACACCGCTCTGTAATTAGTATAAGAATTCATTATTTCAGATGCTGCATCTACTCGATCGATATTTGGAACTCCATTCGAGTCTTCATAGAAAAATGTCTCTATCCATCCCTCATATGTCTGCGGGTCTTCAGTATCAAGAAGACCGAATGGCTCAAGCTCTTCAGAATTTATATTGCCAAGTCGTATCTCAGAATCTGTCTTGTTTAAAAAATTTTTGACTGATTGAGATAGTTTATCTATGTACTGAGGATCTTTCTGGACGTAGTCTTCTACCCTTTGGCTATCAAGGGAATTGCTGCGCGGCTTAATCCCAACAATATCAACAACTTCGTTTTCATTATTCGCTCCGCCTTTTCTAAAATCTTGCTCAATTTGGAGATGCGGCCTGCCGTCTGAGTCAAGCATCGCAGTCAGCCTGCTAGAGCCAGACCCATAACCCAATGCGTTTTCTTCTTCCATAGTACACCAACCGCCAGATGTGCCGATTGTAGTACAGGACTTCATCGCATCTGGGCCGCTACTTGTGTCGGGAATATCAACCCAAGTCCCGCCTTTTTTGTCAGTAAAGTTAAAGTCTAAATTTTCATCTGTCATGCGGGTGGAGTTTTTAAGGTTTTCCATCAGCAATGTTTTTTCTTTAGCCAAAGCGTCCTGGACTTTCCACTCTCGAATATTAGCAACGCGCTCCATCGCTTGCGGCACGGTTAATTTTTTCAGCTTGCTTGGATCTAAGCGAAGATTAGCCGGCAGGGCAGCATTGCGCCTCGGCGTCATTGCACGGTACAGCTCTGAAGTTAATTCTTGAAAACCCAGATCATTTGTTACTTCGCCAGTGCCTTTAAGGAAATTAATAGGAGTCTCAGGCGGAACTTTACTAAGCCAAGGATTATCTATTACTGTTTGGGAGCCGCTTTGCGTTAAAAACGATTTTGCTGGAAGCCGCTCAAAAGCTCTATCGGACGCACCTTCCCAGGCTTGTGCAAGCGGTAGGCTTTGAAGGTCTAAGCCCTCGTTAATTACAAAGAAGTTATCTGTGAGTTTAGAATCTCTTTGCTCAGGATCATACTTGCTATCATACATACTGGAATTATAGTTGAGGAAATCTCTGGTAACGTGCAGAGGATCTCCTCGCCCTGCCATCGCCTTTACTGGATCGCCTGGCGTACCCATCTCAGTTTCAACATATCTGGATAAAGTGTTATCTATCCAGTCGTTCAGCTCTTTAGCGCCAACATACTGAGATGTTATAACTTTATCGTAAACTTCAGGGTAATTTTCTTGCAGAATTCTATACAGAGGTCGATTGCCTGCTTCGCCAAGCATAAAGTTGGTGTCTTCTAGCGCCCTTTGTTTTAAATTTACGAGCATGACACGAGACTCGTCTGGCGAGATGCCTGGGTAAGCAATCTGAAATTCTTGCTCTAACACGCCCGGAGCTAGTATAGGCTGCACTTTAAACCGTTCAAGCTGATATGCCGCTCGACTAGAGCGCGTATGATCGCCCTGCAGCCAGTTTCCGCCCTTTTCTTTGACTGACGTCTGCCTAGCGCCCATCTCTTCTAGCCTGTCTTGCAGATCCAAGTACGCGCTGTCATCGGGAACATTGCCGGCGGCTGTGTTAATTCTTCTAGTGTCTATCGCATTCCTAATTCCGCGATTTGCCATGCCAATGGGTAACGCTTCGCCAGCCTCTAGCACGTTGCCTAGCGCAAACTTAGTCTCAGGATCTAGGTCTTGATACTTTTCTAGGCCGTATTCAACCAGGCGAGATTCAACCAAGTCTTTTACTGGGCCAGGATAGCTCGTAGCCATATTAATTCCGGCAGTCATGCCCTTGTCTAACAGGTTCATCGCGCCCTGGTTAATCGCTCGACCTCCTGCTGTTCTGGGGCTGTAATTCATTGCCTCATTCATCGCAGCCTTTTCGGCTTCAAGCTGATCAATGCTCTTGTCAGTAAAGTATTGATTGCCTAATGACGCGGCTGCAGCAGCAATCGGGCCTGCCACGCCAGACACGGTATCCATTACTACATCGCCAAATAC